AGAGTTGTCGGTAATTTGCTTGATGGGTATCATATTTATTGATACCATCGTAAAACTAATCTCATTAAAGTACATCGCTAAGAAAGACGGTAGAAAGTATAGGGATGTATTTAAGTCAAAGATGCTTAGACGTGGTTATATATTTAAGTCACTTGGGTACGCGTTCTTAGCAGTCCCATTGTTTCCACTTGACTACTTTGTATTGACTCCATTCTTGGATACAGTACTTAAGGCATTAGATTACAACATTGTACTTAACAAGGCGGTGCTTACAAATGGATTATTAATTATATTTGCAATCATTGAGCTTGCATCTATCAACGAGAATTGGTTTGACATCTCAGGAAACAACGTACTAAGCGGTGTTTGGGTAACTGTTAAAAAGATCCGTAGAGCCGCAGAGGGTGTAGCAGAGACATATAGAAACATAAAGAAGTAATATGGTTCGTACATTCAAAGACATAGAGCTCTTAGAAAGAGTTAAACAACTCGACTCTTATAAAGAGATACCTGATGGCTATTGGTTATTAGGTGTTAGATCTAAAGAAGACGCACCAAATAAGTTTGACGATAAGATATACCTATTTAAAGGTGAAGAGTTTATTGAGGTAACATCAGCTACAACTAATCCGGGTACACCTACACTAAAGCAATTTGAGAAGGTGAACAACGATGGTGCTGCTGTAGTAAAAGCCGATGAGTGGTACTACAAGCTTTGGAAGTACGGAAAGCACAACGGGAAGGTAGAGGCATTACTTCAGCTAGGTAGCAAGATAAAAGTATATCGTGATACCGACAAAGACGTTAAGTCTGAGGAACAGGGTAAGCTACAAGAAGGATACTACGGTATCAACTTCCATCCTAACACGTACAACCTAGATGGTGTATCAGGAGACAGCATCGGGTGGTGGTCTGCAGGGTGTCAGGTAGTAAACAACTTGACTAAGTACAAGACCATGATCAGGTTATTGAAGACTGAGAAGCTAGTTACTTACTGCTTAATAAATGAGTTCTGATGAGAAATAAACTAGCAGGTACCAAGACAGGTACATCGAAGACAGCTAAGTACTACCAAGATAACCCTGAGGCTCGCAAAAAGAAGCTAGCATATGACTCTAAGTATCAAGACACTCCTGTTAGACAGAAGTACAGAGCGGAGCTACAAAGAATCAATAGAGAGAATGGTACGCATGGTAACGGGGACGGTAAGGACGTAGCGCATATGTCAAAGATAAAGACTCGTATGCAGACTCAATCTAAAAACCGCGCGGATAAGAAACGCTCATTTTTTAAGTCATGAAACAAATTGCGCTTATTTTTATTACAGTGCACCTACTATTGTCGTGCTCTGCTCATTACCACGTTGTACGTGCAATGAAGAAAGGATATAAATGTGACGAAACTAGCGACACAATACAAATATCTACAATAGACTCAATTCCATACATTCTAAGAGACTCAATTTATTGGGAGAAGGTAATTGTTCAAAAAGATACAATAGTTCGTTATAAGGTATCTAAGGTGCCTGTTACGAGATTTCAGGAGCGTATTCAGTATAAGTACAAGACAAAGGTATTAAAGGCAGACGTTCAGAAGGTTAAGTTTCAAAATAAATACATAACAAAGTATAAAACTCGTTGGTTATTCGTAATATTGGCATTTATATTAGGTTTTTTATTAAGAGTATCACTAAGTGAAACATTCCGTAGTAGAATAAGTCTACTTTTTAATTTATTTAAATAAAATTTATGGGTAAAAAAATAGGCCGTCCAATAGTAAGTAAAGGGGTGCCTAGGGTTAGGCTAAACCCACAGGAACTTGACTTAATCAGACAGTTCAGGGCGATTAAGGACAAGTCAAATGAGATGGGTCTTAACGAAAACGATGTTAAGCATGGTTGGATAAAGACAAAGGACGCATCACTATTCTTTGCAAACCCATCCTTTAACTCCGGAAAAGAACTAGACCTAGACTTCGAGAAGATACTTGAGAGTGCTCCTAAGCTAAATATAGAGAAGGCAGGTAAGAAGGTCTACGATGGAGAGTTTGACAAGCTAGTGTTTACTGATGTACATATTGGTATGGATGCTAGCGATAAAGGACGTTCGTTGTACCCAACAGAGTGGAACGAGGACATACTGTTCGAGCGATTGGAGAAGATGGTATCTTACACGTTAGCTAATCAGAAAAGCAACGTGCTTTACTTACTTGACTTAGGTGACTACCTAGATGGATTTAATGGTCAAACTACTCGTGGTGGTCATGCACTGCCTCAGAACATGAGCAATCAAAAAGCATTTGATGTAGGGTTCACGTTTAAGACAATGCTAATAACGTACCTAGCTCCATTCTACGATACAATCCACGTGCGTAATATCTGCAACGATAACCATAGTGGCGACTTCTCTTACTTCGTTAATCAGTTCTTTAAGAAGTATATTGAGAGAGACCTAAAGAATGTAAAGGTAACCAATCAGACGCTGTTCATTGATTACGAGATAATCGGTAAGTACTGCTTTGTAACGACACACGGAAAGGACACGCATAACTTAAAGTTTGGTTTTAAGCCTAAGCTTGACCCCGGACAAATCAATAGAATAGTAGGTTATTTAAATACGAACCAACTATTAAACAAAGGCTACGAGATAATCTTTGAGAAGGGTGACAGCCACTTATACCTATTCGACTCATCAAGCTCAGACGTATTTAAGTACTACAACTACCCTGCATTTAGTCCATCTAGCAATTGGGTGGCTATGAACTTTCAACTAGGTAAGAGTGGGTTCGTACACTTTAACTATGGTGAGGATCAGAAGAGTATTAACGAATATTTCTTTAAATAAAAATCATTATACAATAAATTGTATCTTTGTAGAAATTAAATAAAATAAAATGAAAGTAGTAAAAGGAAAACACCACACTGTGGCAGACGTTAAGAAGTTATCACAGGAAGAGTTGGACATGATCCAACAAATGAATTCAGACTTCACTAAGGCTAAGATCTCTTTGGGAGACCTTGAGCTAGAGAAGTATGCGTTGTTACAGAGAATTGAACACTTGAAGATGGCGTTCGCAGAGAATGAAAAGCTCTTGATCGTTAAGTACGGTGAAAACTCTGTCATCAACATTAAGACAGGAGAAGTAACAGAGAAAAACGATTAAACATGAAAATTAGTTCATACGCAGTATTATCAAACCCACAGCTTGGAGATAAGTTAATTGGTACAGATGTTAATAACATGGATGTTACCAAGAACTTTACAATTGAAAGTTTATTTGAGTTGTTCTCAAGCTCTGTATTTACATTACCTACATACGAATCTAATGCAGCTGCTATCTTAGGTGGCCTTGTTGCAGGTCAATTGTATAAAAATTCAGCGGGTGCATTATTTATTGTAGTTTAATATTAAATGGAAATTAGAAAGATATCAATTGGTCCTGACTATAAGGGTGGTGCAATGCACTACCTTGTAGGACAGCGTGTATGCGGTGATTCAAATGAGATTCATTTAATCAAGCGTGACGCTATGACTAATTCTATCAAGATCTTTATCATTAACGAAAAGGAGGAAGTGGTACTTTGGAAAGAATTCAACGATACCATTCCCATTGCAATTGAATATAATATAAATTTTTAATGAAATCTCCATTCTACTTTATTGCTAAGCCAATAAAGGGGAAAAGATACGACAATACTAAAGAGATAGGTGGATTAGAGCTTATCATTAGTACATCAGAGGAGGACCATAAGTTCTCCAATCGTTTTGCTGAAGTTGTTGAGACTCCCTTAGGCTATAAAGGTCCTATCACAATTGGTGATACCCTGCTCGTCCACCACAACGTATTCAAGTTCTATAATGACATGAAAGGTCGTCAGAAAAGTAGCAAGAGCTTCTTTCGTGATGATATATTCTTTGTTGATTCCGAGCAGTTCTATATGTACAAGCATGACGATAAGTGGATGGCATACGACAGGTACTGCTTTGTTCGTCCAATCCCTGCGATTGAGACATACATCAAGAAGCCACTAACAGAGGAGCCACTTATGGGGCAGATGGTATACCCAAACGATTACTTAATCAGTCAAGGTGTAAAGCCGGGTGACTACGTTTGCTTTAAACCGGGGACTGAGTACGAGTTTACTGTGGATGGAGAGAAGTTGTACAGGATGTTTGACCATCAAATAACAATTATCTTATGAAAAATACAAAAGAGATAAAGCTTAGGATCATTGAGGCAGGTGAGTTTGCTGTAGAGCAGCTTATTAAGGTAGCCAAGGAACAGATTATTAAGCTAGACTCAGAGGACGACTTAGCTGCAGACAGATTAAAGAACGCTGCTGCTACAAAAAAATTAGCTATATTCGATGCATTCGAGATACTCAGCCGTATTGAGATGGAGAGAGAGAACATTGAGATCATGGAGCATGGTCCTTCAAAGATAGATACAAAACAAGGGTTTGCAGAACGTAGAGCAGGAAAATAAACTATACCGAGTTGTAGAGAACCACGTTCCCTCTAAGGTAATGAGTCGCAAGAATGGCGGCAGGACTTGGGTATACGGGTATAATGCTGACTACGACATGGTTGTCATATCTAAGACAGGACAGGTTGGACAGGTTATAAATATATCAGGACTAAATATCGGTCTACCACTTGCACCAAAAGATTGTATTCAGAGAAGCACGACATCAGTCGATCAGTATTGGGAGAGAACAGACCTACCAAAGGAGCTAAGCAGGATACAGTCTATATTTCATTGGAATGAGATGCCATCTGAGTTTAAGAATAGATGGGTAGACTATATTGAGAGAGAGTTTGATTATAGAGATCAAGGTTGTTGGTTTATGAATAAGGGAATCCCAACATACATTACAGGCTCACACTATATGTATCTTCAGTGGTCGAGTATTGATGTTGGGTACCCTGATTACCGAGAGGCGAATAGAATATTCTTTATATTTTGGGAGGCCTGTAGAGCTGACAATAGAAGCTTTGGAATGGTCTACTTAAAGATTAGACGTTCCGGGTTCTCTTATATGTCATCGTCTGAGTGTGTCAACATAGGAACACTTGCAAAGGATGCAAGGGTTGGTATCCTATCTAAGACAGGATCCGATGCTAAGAAGATGTTTACCGACAAGGTAGTACCAATCAACAGCAGACTTCCTTTCTTTTTCAAGCCAATAATGGACGGTATGGATAAGCCTAAGACAGAGCTTGCTTACCGTATACCGGC